AAAGGTACACAAGGCACGCAGATTTAACATTTCCCAACACATATTTAACCGTTGTTAACACACTTTGGCACGCTTTTTGCTCTGTGCCGCAATTACGATTATTTAACACATTTAACACACCGTTAACACTGTTAAACTTTCAGAAAAATAATGTTTCACGTGGAACGGTGGTGGAAAATGTTTCACGTGGAACAAATGAGGGGGTTAAATAAAAATGTTTCACGTGGAACAAACAAGTGTTAACAACAGTTAATTTTATTCTTTAAGACTTTTTAACTAAAATAATTTGGTGGTTTCGCAAAATTGTTGTATCTTTGCACCGTGTTTAAGAAACAATAAGTTTAACAATTTAAATTAGGTAAATTATGAATGAGAATTTTAATGAAACTGTTTTCAACTGTATTACTAGTGTTAACGCTCTTATGACTTCAAACGAAGTCGCAAAAGACGATAAGGCGGTTATTAAGTTGAACCGCTTTAAGAAGTGGTTGAATGAGTTTGCAGTTGCAAACGGTATGAACGAAGTTAAGTAATAACAGGCGTTCACAGGTAACAGAAGTTTAACGTTTTAAAGTTTTAAATTATGCCAAAAGGCTTTAGTTTTGCTAGTACTTTTAATAAGACTAGTTTTGGAATCGACACGACCGATTTTCCATTTGTGAAGTTAACCGACATTTTCAACGATAAGAAAGACGGTGGCGGTGATGTGGTGCACCCAATTAACGGTATGTACGTGCACAAATCACAGTTGGGCGATTCACCCGTTATTATTGACGCTGAAAACAAGCGTCTTGTCAATTTGCCACAGTTCACAGGTGACACAGTTCGTGAAATTTTAGCGAACCCTGATGCGGTGGACGCTATTAAAGCGAACAAAGTTGGTTATACGATATATGAATATGAATCGCACGCCAAAAAGTGTTACGGTATTACCTTTGTAGATAAGTAGTTTTGTAGGTAAAAGGTGGATAACGTTACAGGGGTAAACAGTACTTAGTTATTGTTACCCCTGTTTTTGTTTCATTTAAAATTAGTAAAGTTATGGCAAAATTGAACCCTATAGGTTTTTCAAAAAGAACGTTTGCAGCAACGGGCAAAATACACGTTGACAAGCAAATTTTAAACGCTATTGAATCACGAGGATATTTGCGCAAAGAAATCGCCCGTGTGTTTCAACAGGCAAACAGGCGCATACAAAACGTTGAAAATTCGGGTATTGTTTCGCCCGCCGTTGTCGCCTTAAACAAAGGTGAAATAAAGGGGTTTACTAAATTTTCAATGAAACAAGATTGGAACGATTTAAAGATAGAGTACGCCAAAGCGGTCTCTTTCTTGCAACAACCAACATCAACTGCAAGTGGTACACGTGAATACGCAAACCATTTAAAAAGGTCTTACGATTTGAACGATAAAGAGTTTAAATTGATGCAAGATAAATTGATAGGTAAAATTGCAAGCGTTTCAGATACCCGTTTCTTAGAAAACTATTTGATGCAATACAAAGATTTCACGGGTGAACTAGAACAGGAATCACGGGACGTTTCAGACCAAATTGAAGATGATGCAATTAAAATTGAAAACGCCTTAGAAGATGCAATTGAACAAATCGCAAGTTCGCCAACATCAGAAGCGTTTGTAAATGGTGTTGACCATTTTAACGATGATGCACCGTTGAAAAAGATTCTATCAGAATTTGAAAAATTTGGTTTATAATGAAAAAGATTCCCTTTGAACTACATAACGAAATATACACCCCGAAAGATATTGCCAAAGTTCTATCTTTGGCGGTGAACGAAAAGAATTTTACAGGCAATAATAAGGGCGAAAAGTTCTTAAACGTGCCTGTATCTTTCGACATCGAAACAACGTCTTTTTACAGGGACGTGGACGGGGAAACATACAGTTATGAACGTTATATAAAATTAGGTGGAAAAGAAACCAAAATGGAAAAATGTTCTTTAATGTATGTTTGGCAATTTGGAATCAATGGTTTCTGCATAATGGGGCGCACGTGGGACGAATTTTTGGAAATGCTTGATGATATTTGCACTCTGTTAGAACTTTGCCCAAAGAAACGCATTATTATATACGTTCATAATTTGGCGTATGAGTTCCAATTTTTCCGTGGACTGTTGGAATGGGAAAAGGTTTTTTCAATAGACCTTAGAAAACCGATTTACGGAATAACAAAAACGGGTTTAGAGTTCCGTTGTAGTTATTTGTTATCGGGTTATTCGTTGGCGAAATTGGGCGAACAACTTCATACCTACAAATGTGCAAAGTTATTAGGCGATTTAGATTACAGTCTATTACGCCACAGTTTAACACCGTTGACCCCAAAAGAAATTGATTACTGTTTGAATGATATAAAAGTAGTTATGTGCTATATACAGGAATTAATTGAACAGTACAAAGTAATAACACGTTTGCCGATTACAAAAACGGGTTTTGTGCGCAAATATTGCCGTTCTGTATGTTTCAAGACAACAGACCCCGAAACAGGCAAAACCGTGCCAAACTTTAAATATTTGGATAAAATTCATAACTTGAACATAACGGGTATTGAAGAATTTGAAATGTTACAACGGGCGTTTTCGGGTGGTTTCACGCACGCCAACGCAAAATACACTGACGAAGTAATAACGGACGTTGATTCATACGATTTTACTAGCAGTTACCCGTATGTTATGGTATCAGAAAAGTTTCCAATGAGTACGGGCGTAATTGTTCCTGTTAAGTCAATGAAACAATTTGAATTTATGATTTCAAAGTATTGTTGCGTGTTTGACGTGGAAATTACAAACATTTTCGCCAAATCAGAAAACGAAAACCCAATTTCTGTTAGTAAGTGTTTCGTAAAAGAAAACGTTTCAGAAAATAACGGGCGTTTGGTTTGCGCAAAGAAAATTTGTATGACCATTACCGAAATAGATTACAGGGTATTTTCACAGTTTTACACGTGGGAACAAATAAGAATCGGGCGAATGATTTGTTACCGCAAAGAATATTTGCCAACAGAATTTATAAATTCAATTCTTCATTTGTACGAAATGAAAACAAAACTAAAAGGCGTAAAAGGAAAAGAAGTTGAATATTTAAATTCAAAAGAAATGCTTAATTCCTGTTACGGTATGTGTGTTACAAACCCGTTACGTGACGAAATATTATATGAGGGTGAAGAATGGGACGTTGAACGACTTACAGGGGAAAAACAGTTGGAAATGTTGAATAAATACAACGATAGCAAAAACCGATTTTTGTTTTACCCGTGGGGTATTTATGTTACTGCCTATGCACGAAGAAATTTGTTCACTGGTATTTCTGAATGCGGTGACGATTATATTTACAGTGATACCGATTCAGTTAAAATAATGAATGGTGACGAACACAAAGCGTATTTCAAAGCGTACAACGATTTAGCGCAACAAAAATTACGTGCCGCCTGTAAGTTTCACAAAATACCGTTTGAAAAGGTTGAACCCGTGACAATTAATGGAATAGCAAAACCTTTGGGCGTGTGGGATTATGAGGGACGTTACACCCGTTTTAAAACTTTGGGCGCAAAACGTTATATGATTCAAGAAGAAAACGCCCTTACAGTTGACGGGAAAAGTTACGATTACAGTTTGACCGTATCGGGCGTTAACAAAAAATCTGCTATCCCGTATTTGTTAGACACTTTCGGGGAAAACGGAATCTTTGACGCTTTTACAAACTATTTGGATATACCGCCAACGGCAACAGGCAAAAATATTCATACGTATGTAGATTACGAACAAACAGGAATGATAAAAGACTATATGGGAACGGTTTCAAGTTACGACACGAAAACGGGCGTACACTTAGAACCAACGGGGTACACTTTAAGTTTATCTGTCCTGTATATTAATTATTTAATTGGTATCAGATTAAAGAAAGAATAATATGAAACAGAAGAAAGAAAAAGTAGAAACGCCAAAGTTTTACAGTCTTTCAAGAATTTTGGCAAAGAATGCCGACTATAATGTAATATTCGGTGAACGTTCCAACGGTAAAACATACGCAACGTTGTTGTATGGAATCAAAGAATATTTGAAGACGGGCAAACAAATGGCGTATATTAGACGTTGGCGTGAAGATTTACGGGGCAAACGTGCCGAAAGTTTGTTTTCAAATCACGTTGCAAACGGTGTGATACAGGAACTAACAGACGGAAAATTTAATGAAGTGTTTTACGTGTCGGGTAAATGGTTTCTTTCGTCTTATGACCCCGAAACCAAAAAACGTGTACCCGATAATGTACCGTTTTGTTACGGGTTTTGCCTTTCAGAACAGGAACACGAAAAATCTAGTAGTTACCCAAACATAACTACGATTGTTTTCGATGAGTTTTTGACAAGACGTTATTATTTGCCCGATGAATTTATGCTTTATATGAACCTGTTAAGTACAATTATTCGTCAACGTAATGATGTAAAAGTTTTTATGTTGGGTAACACGGTTAATCAGTTTTGCCCTTATTTCTCAGAAATGGGATTAAAACAAGTTCGTTTAATGGAACAGGGAACTATTGATATTTATAGATTCGGTGAACACGGTGCAACGGTTGCAGTAGAATATTGCAGTACGATTGTTAAGCACAAAGCGAGTAACAAATATTTCTGTTTCGATAATGAAAATTTGCAGATGATTACGGGCGGTAAATGGGAACTTGCGGCTTATCCCCATTTACCTGTTAAATATCGCCCGAATGACGTGTTATTTGTGTTCTACATACAGTTTAACGAAATGACCTTACAGGGCAACGTGATACAGGTAGAAGACGAAGAAACAGGGGTGAATAACTTTGTATATATCCATAGCAAAACAACCCCGATAAAAGACACGGATAACAGTTTGATTTATTCGTTGCAGATGAACGGCAAACCAAACTACAAACGCAAGTTGTTAAGTACTGCAAGTTATCTAGAATCTCAGATAACAAAGTATTTCGCCACCGATAAGGTATTTTATCAAAATAACGAAATCGGTGAAATTGTGCGTAACTACCTTATGGCAAGCGCTAGAAGTAACATTATTACTTAAAATCTGTTAAACGGGGATAAAAAGTGTTTCACGTGAAACATTTTCCCCGTTTTTATTTGGTGGTTTCAGAAAATAATACTATCTTTGCAACGTAATAATAACAAAGTTAAAAATTACTATATGGATTTAAATGGAATAGTATCTTTAATTAGTAACGTTGGTTTTCCTGTTGCGGTTTGTATCGCCCTTTTCTTCTATATGGAGAAACAGAATGAACGTCACCAAAACGAAACCGACAAATTAAACGAAACAGTACAAAGTAACACGAAAGTGTTAACAGAACTTTGTACGTTAATTAAAACGCTTATCAAGTAATGAAGAAAGAAAATTTATATAACCTGTATCAAACAGAAGTTAAAAACAAAGATTCTGCATTAAACACTTTTATGCAAAAAGTTCTTTGTATGACTTCAAAAATGTTTGAATATACAGGAACGCCCAAAACAATGCCGCCTGTAGAACTTGAAAAGATTCTGCAAACTAGCGGTAACGTTGGAATCGCCAAAGTTAACGGTGATTTGTACGCTTTACAGGGTTCACGGGGCGGTGAATGTGATGCGTATTATTGGGGCAAAGATTTTGTTGTGGCAAACCCGTGGTTAAAGTTGGATAAAACTTTTAAAATCGGTGATGATATTGTAGTTATCAACAACACACCGTTTGCAGATTCAATTTTGCCAATTATCGGAAAATATGGCGTACTTTACACCGATGCAGTTATAACGCTAAATATGACTAGTATTCTAACTAGAATAACAATGCTTATTTCTGCAAGTGATGATAAGACCAAACAAAGTGCAGAATCATTTCTGCAAAAGATTTTGGACGGTGATTTCTCGGTTGTTGGTGAAAATGCGTTTTTTAAAGGTGTAAATATGCAAACACCGCCAACGCAAAGCAACCAACAGATAACGCAAATGATTGAACTTTTGCAGTACTACAAAGCGTCAATGTTTAACGATTTGGGTTTGAACGCAAACTATAATATGAAACGTGAACGCTTGAACACGCAAGAAGTTTCAATGAATATTGACGCTTTAATGCCGTTTGTTGATTCAATGTTAACAGAACGTGTTGAGGGCGTAAAACGTGTTAACGAAATGTTTGGGACGGAAATTTCTGTAACGTTGGGGTCTAGTTGGAAAATTGAACACGAAAATTATCTTTCGTTACTCAAAGCCACAGAAGACGGGCACGAACACACCGACACAGAAGACGTTGACCCCGTAACGGAAACCAAAACGGACGAAACGCAAGAAACAGAAGAAACAGAAACAGAAACAGAAGAAACGCAAGAAACAGAAGAAACAGAAACGGAAACAGAAGAAAACGAAGAAACAGAAGAAACAGAAACGGAAACAGAAGAAAACGAAGAAACAGAAGAAAAAGAAAACAAAGATGAAAATTAATGAACTTTTCACGGGTGAAAATGGTTTGTTTGAAAAAATCTTTAAACCCCTGTTTCCTGTTTTGTACACATCAATATTTAATGAAGATGACCCCGTTTCAATTGATATTGATTTTCGTTTCAAATATGGAAACAGAACGCTAGTAAATGCCGTTACGCCCGAAACTGCGAATGATATTGTAAAAGGTATCATAACAGTTAAGTTTGACGAATGGCAAAAACAGATTCAAGTGTTTAATAACGAATATGACCCGTTAAACCCTGTTACTGAAAAGTTGACGGAAACAACAAATAACACCGTTGACGAAACAGGCAATAATAACACGGTCGATTCAAGTGTAACGTTTAATAATGGAGATTTCGGAAATGACACAAAGCAACAAAGAGATTCCACAGGAAACCGAAAAGAAACGGGCGCGAAAACAACTGTTAAGAACAGTTTGCCGAATGGTGTTCCTGTTAGCGAAATTGTTCAAAAAGAAATGATTCTTAGAAGAACAAATTTCAAAACGCAAGTTATTGCAGAACTTGCAAAAGAGTTAACAATAGATATTTATTAATACTTAAATTTTATAAAATGGAAGTAAAACAGATTTACACGCTTATTAATAGCGTGTCAAGTGAAGTTTTAGGCAAAACCGATTTGGTTAAAGAAGACCTAACAGGTATTGTCGATTTGGGTAATGAGGTGTTTAATCAGAATGCCGTTGACAATTACGTTAAATCTTTGGTTAACCATATCGGAAAAGTAGTGTTCGTTAACCGTCCTTATTCGGGCAAAGTTCCGTCTGTTCTTATGGATGCGTGGGAATTTGGTTCGGTTTTGGAAAAAATTTCCGCTGACGTTCCACAGGCTGAAGAGAACGACACGTGGAATTTACAGGACGGTAAAGAGTACAAACAGGACGTATTCCATAAACCTACTGTTTCCGCTAAATTCTTTAACTCAAAGGTAACTTTTGAAGTTCCCGTTTCTATCACAGAAAGACAGGTTAAAGAATCTTTCAGCAGTGCAGCACAGTTAAACGGTTTCCTGTCAATGATTTACAACGCCGTTGAAAAGTCAATGACTATCAAGACCGATGCACTTATTATGCGTACTATTAATAATATGATTGCGGAAACTTTGGACGCTGACAAAGCCGCCTTTGGTTTCGTATCGGGTACACACGAAAGTGTTGATTACGCCACAGGTTCAACCGTACGTTGTGTGAATCTTTTGCGCCTGTATAACGAAAAGACGGGTACACAATTGGAATCTGACGTGGCAATTACCACACCCGATTTTATCCGCTTTGCTGCATACATTATGGGTTTATACTCAGACCGTTTGCAAACTATTTCAACCCTGTTTAACGTGGGTGGAAAAGAGCGTTTCACACCAAAGGACGTGTTACACACCGTTTTGTTGAGTGACTTTGCAGCCGCTGCAAAAACCTATCTCTATGCAGATACGTTCCACAATGAAAACGTATTATTACCACAGGCTGAAACCGTGGCAAGTTGGCAAGCAACGGGCAAAGATTACGCCTTTGCCAACGTTTCAAAGATTGACGTGAAATCTGCAAGTGGTGCAACGGTTTCTATCGGTGGCGTGTTGGGTGTGATGTTTGACCGTGACGCTTTGGGTGTTACAAACTTAGATAAGCGAGTAACAACAAACTACAACGCCAAAGCAGAATTTTTCAACAATTATTATAAATTCGATGCCGGCTACTTCAACGACACAAACGAAAATTTTGTGGTGTTCTTTATAGCCTAATTTGTTGTTTAACTGTTGGGGGCGTGTTTCCTGTAGTTGATAGCACAGGGGCACACCCTTTTTAACTTTTATCAGTATGATTAAAATTAAAACTTTCGTTTACAACGGGAAACCAAACGAAGTAAACAAGACTTTACAGGAAAACGAAGAGTACACGGGCGTATTGAATGCAACGTTTAACGTACTATCGCCTGTAGTTCGTTTCAGAACTCGCACGCCTGTAAGTTTCAATTATGTTTTTATCGAAAGTTTGAACCGTTATTATTTTGTTTCAGAATTGAATCAAGACGGGAACATTTGTACAGTTCGTTTGCGTGTTGACGTTCTGCAAACTTACAAAGAAAAAATTTTGGCAAGTAGTGCAACGTTGACAAAGGGCGCAAACGTTAACAAATATCTTTCAAACCGTTCAAACGTTGTTGATGTTAGACCAAATTTCAGAAAGTTAGATTTCCCAAATAAGGAACTAATAAATGAAACGGGGTCGATTATTATGGTAACAATTAAAGGTAACGTTTAATTATGGCTAATTTATTAACTTATGATTTATCAAATTTTACGGGTGACGTTACAATAACCGACAAACAGGGAACTGATTCACACCATTTCGATATAACAGTAACGGGCAACGGTGATGGTACGTTTACAGATTTAAAGGCATCATATCAAAATTGGGACGGTGATTGGGTTGTAGATACACCGTTTATTGTTTCGGGCAACGTTGGCACACTTACGGTTTATTGCTCTAGTGGTGACGAAATTTCAATAACAGGTAGTTTTATTTCGGGTGTAAAGGAACTGCAAATAACTAACAATATTGCAAACACTACTGCAAAATCGGTTGCAAGTGAAACAAATTACACCGTAACAGTTGAGGGAACGGCACAGGGAATGTTTAACGGTACGCCTACAATAACATACGGTGGCGAAACTTACGAAATGACCGTAACAAATCAAACTGCATCAATTATCGTTCCTATCAGCACAGAATCGGTTATAATAAACGGTGATTATCTGTTAGGTGATTTTATCGAAGTTGATTACAGTTTGACAAATTGCGAAATTGTCGGTGATAAACCCGTAAAAGTGAAGACGGGACAAAGTTACACGTTTAATTTCAAAGCGAACGCCAATGCAGAATTAACAGAGATACAGGCAAATTTCACTGATAACAACGGTGATACAGTCGTAAGTAACGGCACAATTTCAGAAGATAAGCAAACGGGCACGGTAACATTTAATTTAACATCGGGTGCAACAAATTTAACGGTTTATGCAAATGCCGATGTAGTGCAACCGCCAACGATTAAAAATTACGGTGCAATTAACGTTTATTCCGTTACGCTTGAAAATTTGGACGAATTTTCAAAGAAACGTTTCTTTAAGCCAACGGGCGAAAATGACACAGGCACAACGTACACGGATGTAAATTTGGGCGAATATGTTAACCGCATTAAAAGAATCTTTGTAAAAGTTCCTGTTAGCGGTGACGATGTTTTGAAATGCGGTAACTACAACACAGGGATAAATGTAAAAACGCCCGAAAGTGATGTTATTTTGTTAGATTTCGGCAACGTTGAACTAACAGGCACAAACGGAAACAATGAAGACTATAATTCACAGGTACAAATGTTTATCCCGTGCCGTGGCGTTGTTTCTATTGATAGTAAGTATATGGGTAAAACCGTAAATCTTTCTATCAAAGTAAACGTAATTACAGGTGATTCCGTGGCGTTAATTTCGTGTGACAGTGTAACGTTTCAAATTGAAAGTTTTTCTTTGTCACGTGATGTTATTTACCGTTTGGGTACAAATTTAAACGTTGTTGGCGGTGAAGAATGGAACGAACAAATTTTGTACGGTTTAGAACCTTACATTTTAATTACCGAAAATTTAACCGTAAACGTGCCTGTTAACAACACGCAAGAAAACGTAACAATCGGGGACGTTTCGGGGTTTGCACAGTTTGAAAACGTTGATTTGAACACCGTTAATTTGTTGGTGGACGAATATAACGAAATAATTTCAAAACTTGAAACAGGCGTTTATTTATAAAAGAAAAGGGGCGGTTGTTACCGTCCCTTTGCTTATTTTTTACCGTAAAACTCATTTAACAACCCTTTGTTATTGATGAATGTTAACAGGGCGTTTCGTTCTGAAATGTAGGTTTGCGCCATTAATTCCAAAGCGTCAATATAACGCAAATTCGCCTGTAAGGTATCGGCGCACGAAGTAAGTAATAAACCCTTTTCACACGCTGAATCATTTGCAACGGTTTCAATGCTTTTCTTTGTCAGCGAAATAGAATCTTTTAAAAGTTGAAATTGTTCTTTCATTTCTTTTCTAGATTCATTATTATTTGATTTCGTGGTTTACCGTTACGGGCGCATATTGAAACGTGAAACCAAAAACTTTTAGAACCCTTACGATGTTCTTTAATAAGTTGGTCAAAACCGCCTGTTTCTCTTAGAACCTTTTCCAAAGATTTCATATCAGCACAAACCAAATCAGCCGCTAAACCTTTTTGGTGTTGACTGTTAGTCACACCGCCAACGGCTTTATTTAACACGGGGCAACGATAACCACTACTAATAAGAATCTGGTTGCCTAACTTTTCACGAATGTTATCCAAATAATCAGCCAAACGATTCAAGTTATCAACGATTTCAAACGTTGGTGTATTGTCAATGTTTAAACGTTTGGCGGTTGCAGAATGGATAAATTCTGCTAAACTGAAATACTTAATTCTTTTCATATTACTTGTTATTTGTTGGTGAAACTAAAAACCATTTACGGGTATCTTTGTGCGTTGGAAAACGCCCTTTAACTGTTATTGAGCAGTCACCCGACAAATAGTCAATTTTGTTATTAAAGAACTCGCTTACTTTGTCAGAACGAACCATAAAAACAGATTCGCCCGTACTTTGCTTTAATGTGATACGAAAATAAGAACAACCCATATTATAATTATTTTATGCCTGTAAGGGTTGAACCTTACAGGCGGTTAAACTTTATCCGATTCTTTTGCTAGTTTGAATCAGTTGTAAGAATGAACTTGCGTCTTTGCCTAACTTGTTGCAAAGTTGTGTAACACAACAACCGTACTCTTTGATGTAGTTCAAACTATCTTTTGTTTCAAAGATAGTGTAAACGTCTTTCGTCAACTTTGACAAACGGTTATGTTTGATGTAATTAATTTCGTGCGCATACATTACCTTCGCAACGTCTTCAAAAACGCCTGTTACAGTTTGTGTTGTTCTTGATGTTTCACTTTGCATACGAACACCGTTAACAGAAACAACGGATTCAAATTCCAATGTAATTTCATAATTTGTCATATTCTTATTATTTAACTGTTTAACTTAAATTTCTGCTGCAAAGATACGACTTTTTCACGAAACCACCAAATTATTTTTGTTAAATAGTGTGAAATTTAAAATTTAAACCTTTTTAACAACCCCCTCATTTGTTCCACGTGAAACATTTTCCGCCACCGTTCCACGTGAAACATTATTTTTCTGAAAGTTTAACAG